CTGGTTTATATAAAGCATAATCTTTACGACTGCCATCTTTGTTGATGCCCATTACTTCTCCGGGCCAATCACCTTTTACTGTAAAATCTCCGTTAGGAAAACTTTGTACTGTGTAGTCTAACCAAAACATAAAGTACTCCTATTAACTGCGTACTTTATTATTTAGTTATAGAGGCCCCCGAAGGGGCCACTATATTACATTGCGTTCTTTTTCTCTTGAACTTCTTTTCTGCGTTCTTTGGTAAGTTTACCTAGATCGCCTAGAGCTTTGCGGGCTCTCGTTGCAGCTGCCTTTACACCTTTTGAATCAAATGCCTCTGATTCTGTGATGTAATTGTTAAAGGCCTGTACGATTTGATCGTGTAATGTCATAACATTCTCCTTTATTGTTTTATATTATAGTATGATTTTATAGTATTGTCAACCACTAATCACCAACAAAAACATCGGAACTACCCTGTGCTGTTGACGGAGCACAATGGTCACCACCAAGTGGAGGACATAATGCATCTGGAGCTGCTCCATCTGGTGTGTGGTTTACAACCAGTTTATTGTTAATGAATACTTTGTTACTTCCAGCAGATAAAGCGCCGCCGCCATGTGAATTAGGATCGCCGTTAACTGATATTAAAAGATTGTTAGCATAAACATTTCCTTGTCCTGAAACAACTGTTGTTGCTCCACAACTTCTTGCGTCTGTATCTCTATGCACCGGAATGCTCATTAGTTTACTTTAAGTCCTGTTGTGCTTTCAATATATTTGCTTGCCATTTCTTTTTCAGTTTTGGCAATACAGATTATATTTTGCATGTTTAAATTAAATTTATTGTCGTGTTTTACAGTAAACATGTAGGGAGCTAGTCCCATGCCTTGTTGTTGTGCAACCAGCATTAATGGTTTATAAACTGTTACTTTTGTTTCTGTCTCTGATTCTAGACGTGCAACCATTTCTTCGCCTGAACTTAATTTGATGCTCACAGTATCTCCTACTGTGTAAGGTGCTTCTACTAACATTATAATGTATGTCCTGTTCCGTTATAGTTTGTTTCTTCAATATGTGATACAAATTGTTCATATCCGCCAACTGCTTGACCATTTACTTTAATTTGTGGAAATGTTCTTGCTGTTGGAAATTCTTCAAACACTTGTTCTCGTTCAAAGTCTTTGCCTAATTCTTTGTAGGTGTAAGCAAGTTTTCTTGTCTCACATAGTTGCTTTGCTTTCATACAACTTGGACAAGCAGGCTTGCCCCATATTTCTATGCTCATAATTTAAAGTCCTTTAAAGAGTCTGAACTAACATCTTGTTTGATGCCGCCAATGATATAGCTCTCGACTTCTGTTTCTTGTGGAGCAACCTGTAGTCCAGATGAACTTAACCAGTGTTGTGTCCACGGTAATGGGTTAGTATTAACAGGTGCATCAAATATAGTTTTATATCCAAGTGCTTTAAGTCTTCTGTTTGCAATATACTCTACATATTGATGGAGTAGTGCTTCGTTCAATCCGATGATTGAACCATCTTTGAACAGATAGTTTGCCCAAGCCTTTTCTTCGTTGACGCAAGTGCGCCACATTTCATAAACTTCTTCTTCACACTCTTTGGCAATTTTTGCCATCTCTGGATCATCCTTGCCCTGTAACCAATTCTTAAGAATGTGTGTGCTTAGTGCAAGGTGTTGACTTTCATCACGAGCGATAAGTGAAATAATTTTTGCTGAACCTTCCATTAGTTTTAGTTCACCAAATGCAAACGTACATGCAAATGAAACATAGAAACGTAGTCCTTCAAGAATGTTTACGTTCATCATTGCAAGATACATTTTCTTTTTCACATCACGTAGGCTACCTTTGCCTTTGTGGAAGTAATTGTCAGCCGCTTCTGTAAATGCATCATAATTTTTTGTAACACTAACAGCACGTTCAATAATTTTATCATCATCAAGTATTGTATCAAATACTTCACTAGGATCTGCATAAACATTTTTCATAATATGTGTATAACTGCGACTATGGATAGTTTCAAAGAAGTCCCAAGTAACAATACAGCCTTCAAGTTCAGGAAGTGATACATGTGGCAAAAATGCTAGGCATGGACCACGGCCTTGAACACTGTCTAACAGTGTTTGATATTTTAAATTACTTGTAAAGATGTGTTTTTGTTCAGGTCGAAAGTTAGCAAAATCAGCTCTGTCCTTTTGTAGACTTACTTCTTCAGGACGCCAAAAGTATCCCAGCATTGTTTGATTTAATTTATCAAAAACTGGAAACTTAAACACATCATAACGCTGTGTATTTTGATCCTCACCAAAAAACATATTCTGTTTGGTAAAGTCAACCTTCTCTCTGTTGAAAACTGTTTTTGCCATTAGTGTATTCCTCTTTTCTCATTGTCTCATATTATAATAGGATCTGGTCCGCTTGTCAACCTTAAATTGCACATGCTTCACAATATTCCTCGTACTCTTGATCAGTGCCTGTAAATTCTGCCCTTTCAAGAGGTTGTTGTTTTTGTTCTGTTTCATCTACAATATCATCATCTGTCTTGTAGTCGTATGTGTTTTGATAGTATGAAGTTTTCCAGCCCATCTTATATGTAGTTAGCAAATCTCGTAACATTATGCTCATAGGTACTTCATTTCCTTCAAAATGTGTAGGATTGTATGACCAGTTGCCACTAATGGCCTGATCAAAAAACTTCTGCATCACCGCGACAACATTGATGTAACCTTCGTTGCTAGGCATGTCCCACAGCAAGGTGTAGTGTTGTTTAAGACTTTGATATTGTGGAACAATCTGCTTAAGAGGCCCTTTCTTTGACTTCTTAACGGACAAGTATCCTCTAGGTGGTTCAATTCCGTTTGTTGCGTTCGACACAACGGAACTGCTCTCCGATGGCATTTGTGCGGACAGTGTTGAGTGCCGTAGCCCGTGTTCTTTGATAGATGTTCGTAAAGATTCCCAATCATAGTTTAATTTATGCGGAACAACTGTGTCCACATCCTTCTTGTATGTGTCAATTGGCAGGATGCCATCACTGTATTTAGTGCGGTTGAAATAGTCACATGCACCTCGTTCTTTTGCAAGTTGATTACTTGCTTTTAAAAGATAATATTGGAATGCTTCACTTAGATTGTGTGTTAGTTTCCATGCCTTTTTATGTTCGTACTTGGCATGATTTTTTGCGAGATAATGTGCAAGTCCAATGTAGCCAATGCCTAGTGAACGTCTTGCCTTTGTGCTAATCTCTGCCGCTTTAATTGGATAGCGTTGATAGTCAATAATTTCTTCAAGTGCTCTTACAGCCAAATCACATAGGTCTTCTAAATCGTCTAGTTCTTTAATCACACCTACATTAATTGCACTGAGAATACACAGGGCAATTTCTCCGTTCTCGTCATCAATATGCTGTAGAGGTTTTGTAGGTAGTGTTATTTCTTGACATAAGTTGCTCATGTAAACTGTGTCTTTGAATGAACTGTGAGTGTTTGCGTGATCTACATTCATAATATAGATACGTCCTGTTTCTGCACGTTCTTTGATCAGTGCTGAAAACAATTCCATAGCAGGAATTTTTTTCTTTTTGATTGAAGTTTTACGCTCATAGGATTCATATAGTTCTTGAAACTTTTCTGCATTGCCAAAATAGGCTTCATACAATCCAGGCACATCATGTGGTGAGAAAAGAGTTATTTCTCCTCCGGCTAATAGTCTTTCATACATCACTTTGTTAATTTGTATAGAATAATCTAACTTACGCACACGATTGTCTTCTGTGCCTTTGTTGTTCTTAAGCACAAGAATGTCTTCAATCTCTTGATGCCACAAAGGGAAGTGTGTGGTTGCACTACCACCGCGTACACCATTTTGTGTACAGCAACGTACTGTTGCTTCAAACTTCTTTAGAAACGGGACAACACCTGTATGTGCTACTTCTCCGCCTCTGATTTTTGAGTTAACTCCTCTGATACGTCCTGCGTTAATGCCGATACCAGCTCTTTGAGCTGTGTATCTACCGATGGACATGTCTGACGCAAAGATCGAATCAAGTGTGTCGTCACTGTCAACGAGAACACAAGAGGCAAACTGCCTAACTGGAGTACGCACTCCGGCCATGACCGGCGTTGGGATATTGATCTTAAAAAGTGAGGTCGAGTCATAGTATCTCCTTACATAGTATAATCTATCTTCTTTGGGATAATTTGCAAACAGAGTTGCCGCTATCATCATATACATATACTGCGGTGTTTCAAAAATCTCACCCGAGCTTCTATCCTGACAAAGATATTTGTCAACTACCTGACGCAGACCTGCGTAGGTAAAGTTTTCATCACGCTTGTGATGTATGTATGCATCCAAACGGGTAAGTTCTTCATCATTGTAAGAATCAAGGATGCTTTCGTCATACACTCCGCGTTTGATGTTTAATTTTATCATTTCTTTAAGAGGTAGTGTTTTATAATCGCCAAACACTTGTTTGTATGTTCCGTACAATAATAAACGTGCGGCGGCATATTGATAGTTTGGGTTGTCTAAACTTATAAGATCGTTTGCACTTTTAATAAGAATTTCTTGAATTTCTTGAGTAGTCATGCCATCATAGAATTGTATATTAGCATTCATTTCAATTTGGCTTGCACTAACACCTGCTAGTCCTTCACAAGCAAACATTACTACCTTGTGTATTTTATCTATGTTAAGTTCTTCTCTTTGACCTGTGCGTTTGACTATGTGGATGTTAATTCCGTTTGACATGTTTTAC